CTAAATATTTCTATATATCATTATATCCTCATAACCTGCATTATGGGTTAAAGATGTATTCACACTTACCAATGTACCTCCATCAAACGGACTTCTACAGTAACCGCGTGTTTGCATCCAGTCACATAGTTCTAATATTTGGCTTTTGTTACTCGTAAAATAGAAATATGATGTATCTTCAATGGTCTTCAGCACATTCAAATAGTCAGATAGTTTCCAGTAATCCGGACGGCTATATGTTGAACAGTCAGTTGACAGATACGGCGGATCAACCAGGAATACAACGTTCGGATGATTCCTGTATTCCGCAAATAAATCCCTATAATCTTTTTTCACACGGTCAACACCCTCCAGATAACCCTCCGCACGGTAATCGGAAAGCCTCACTTTATTGTAGAAAGTTTCTTTTTTTAGCTGCTCAAAATTCGTAGCGTAATTCATTGATAATAATACGCTGGAGGATATTGTTACCCAGTCAACAAAGCCTTCTTCTTTAGATAGTCTTGCGATGACCTGAGAGCGTAGGTCTTCACTCAGCTTTTCTTTTTTTGTTTCAGACTTACCGCAAATTGTCCGGATGTCCGACAGCAAAGCATTTGTTTTGTCTACATTTTCCAAACGTTCGGAATAAGAATCAAAGTCGTTATAAATAACTTTTGCATTAGGATAATATTCTTTCACGGTATGGCTTAACAGTCCGGATCCACCAAAGAGATCAACATACACAGCATCCGCCGGGAATTCGTTTAAAGCTTCTTTAAATGGTTTTAAAAAACGTCTTTTTTGCCCTTGAAAAGGAAGGGGCGCCTGTACATAATTGTACTTCATGATTTTTGTATTAAAATTTTTATTATTGTTTTATTATATTTGCATCTCTGACCTTTTAAATAGAAAACCCACCCAGGAGAAGACTTTGCGTCCTCCACTGGGTGGGTTTTTATCTACAATTTAAAAGGTCAGATGTTTAAATTTGGAGGACGTTTTTTTATTCCTTTCCTCCGTTGGAATTTCTTAATTCAATATCCCGCAATAATCATTATCTAATCTTACCAGGATGATTTTGTTTTGGCTGTTAACGTAAAATGTCGCGCTGCTTTTTGGCGGTATGGAAACGTTTACCGGTGTATTGTCAATTGTAAAGTTCGCATCATTTCCGCTAACATTCATCACCGTCATTTCCTGATATAGGAAATAGTTCTGCAGTGTTATGGTTCCACCATCAATCAAGGTAATCTTTATTACTCGCTTATCGGTATCGAAAGTATTGCTCATTCCGCTGAACACTCGATCGTAAACTGAAAGCCTTAAACTTCCGTCTTCCTGTGTCACATCTTTATCCAGATGATAAAGTTCACCAGAAGCAGCATAAATATCGGCACCAGATATAGATTCTGAATAAATACCGCCTGTAATTCGGATAGAGCCATTTAGATAAATGTTATGCGATGCTGTAGGCGATACGCCTCCAATTCCAACATGTCCGCTAACTGGATCAACTATTACACCGCCATAAGGCAGTTGAGAAGTTGGTACTTTCCCGTCTGCATCAAGTTCAGCCACGCCATAAGGTTGACCCTTAAATCCAAGAGGGATGAAATTACTCACAGTCTGGCCAAGCAGCCAATCCAATTGACCAAAATTAACGGCGTGACCATTTAAGGTGGCATTTGGAACGATTGGGCTTTCTGTAAAGGTTTTTGTTCCTGCAATGGTTTCTACACCTGTTTTACCGACAAATAGGTTTAATGCTTCTGTCTTTGTGTAATAGTTTGCAGGGACAAAATCAACAGTGGTTAATACTCTTTTCCACGCTGACCAGGTTGCGCCGTTATCGTCGGTACTTCTGATAAACGTAATGTTACCGCCGGAACGTCTGGTCTGGTACTCTTGAACAATACCCGTGGCAAGTGTTTTAAACACGCGTAAACTTCCGGCAAATAATCCTTCAGAAGGATAATTATTCGCTGTGGTTGCATTTGAGTTGGAATGCTGATAGTAAAATCCGGGTGTTAAAAATGTGTTTAAATCCGCTTGTGCAAGTAGTGACGGAAGTTTAGGAACTGAACCCGTATTATTCAAATCAACCCAGCTTCGGGAAGCTACTACGTCCGGAACAATGTTTAAAAGTGTCTGATAGCTCGACGTATCAGTTTCAATTCCCTGTGACCAGCCTTTAGAATAATCGTTGTTATGCCCTGTAAAATGACTAACCACACGTTCAACTTCAACCATTACATAAGTATTCCAGAAAGTTGTAGTATCCCCGATATTGATACACAATTGACCGGCGGGATCTATTCCCACATTAATAATATTGGTTGGGAAAGTATCAGAGCATTCAATAACTGCTTTTGAGCCGGAAGGATGAATGTAAGTTGCCGTTTGTTTGTAAAAAGATAGCCGGATATTTCCCATAAATCTGTTTTGATATCCGTAGATTTTCAGCGTAACATCAAACATCGTTGCGGATGCCGTTACCTGCGGAAATTTTATACTTAAAATACCGGTTTGAGAAGTTCCAGTAAATCTTTGATATACTTTATTAAAAACTCTACAAAGATTTTCAAATCTTGACAAACTTCCGGATGTAAAATTGATATTCTTATCGGCCATATTAATATCAGTTCCGGCGGCTACATATGAAGTGCTATCCACAGAACCGTCAGCCTTCAGGAATTGCGCGGCTGTACCGCCAACAACCCTGAAGCCAACTGAACTGTTATATTTAGCATATTTAATATCGTGCATATTACAGGTCTTTTCCGGTTACGGTGATTGATACAGCGTTCGGTAGTGCCGAATCGAATTCAATATCAACCTTATTAATATCTGTGATTTTAATACGCCCATCAATACGGTAATTCGTTACGGTATCGTACATATCAATGCTAACCGCTTTCGTGCCTAAATTATGGATCACGGTTGCAGATGCCGAAATAGTTGTACTGTATGATTTTACAGGGTTGCTTCCGGCCGTAATTTGTCCTTTTCCATTAACCGTAACTTTTTCATACGTTCCGGGAACTACACCGGTATCGGCAAGCGTAAACGCTGAAGTAACATTTGCGGAACCGTCAAAGCTTACAGACCACGTTCCGTCACCGGTTGCGCTTATTGTCCGGGGCGTTGTCAACTTTGCAGCTGATCCGGTTGTGTTGATGGATGCCGTACCCGTCAATAATGTGGCCGGAACTCCTGTGATGGGAATTGTTACGTTTCCGGTTCCGTCGATGGTCTGGGCAGTCGCCGTCACACCTGAAAGCGTGATTGTACGGGATGTAGTCCATTTCGTTGCAGAAAGCACGTTTTTAGCGGCATCGGCCGTGTTATCAACATTGGATAAACCAATATGAGATTTATTCAATACTACAACACCCGAAAGACCGTTAACGGAATCAACCGCGCCGGATGTAATGTAAACGAATACGGTTCCGGTATAACGGTACGTTTTATTTGTGTCGAGGGAAACATAAATTTTTCCCGTTTCACCTGCGATCAAAGTCGTAAAAGCTGCTTCTTTGTAGAATTTACCGTCAGCGGTTTTATAATATCCCTCGACAATATCGTCAACGTAGGAAGGCAACTGCGAAGCCGGAACCTGTCCGCCTGCATCAAGCGTAGCAACACCACCGGCAACACCTTTCTGTGAGTTCGGGATATAATTGTTAAGGTCTGCCGTCGTTGGCATTGATCCAAGATATACCGTGATTCCGTTTGCCGTTTGTGATAATCCAGTTACAACGTTTCCGGTTCCGGATGTTGTCACCGGGAGCGAGAATGTTGTTCCCGTTAACGTTAGACCATTTCCGGCGCTGTACGTTGTGTCGGTTGATGCCAGCGTGATTGTATTCCCTGTCTGGCTGATTGCCATATTCGCACCTGCTGAAAGTGTGATATCTCCGGAAACAAGTGTTCCGGAAGCCCCGCCCTTTAATCTCGTGATCGTGTCCGGCGTGGTAAATGATCTATTGGCCGATAAATCGAAGGATGTTCCGTTGATCGTAATTGTACGGGTTTTCGGTACATAGTCTGAAGGTGTGAAATTTCCGTCATGGTAGAAGGAAGAAAGCGCCTTTGTGCCACCGCCGGCCGTAATGATATCGTTGTCGGTTTTACCTACTATTTTATAACCGACTGATGTATGGAAATATGCATATTTAATATCCATGATTATTATTATAATTTTTTAATTGTTATTTGAATGAAGTTTTGTGGTGCGCTGTCAAATTCAATATCAACGGCATTCATATTGGCCAGTCTCACCTTAATTGGCAGCGTGTACATCGTTACAGTATCGTAAGCAACGACTATCAGGTCATAAGTATTTAAATTATGGGTAATCGTTGCGTTTGCTCTGATTTGCTCCTGGTGTTTAACTTTTCCGGTATCTACGGCCGCCTCGATATCCTGAATTTTAACGTAAACAGCATCATTAAACTGATTCTGAAGAGTAAGCGCGCCCCATTCTGGGTAATCATTCACCAGGTCGATTTTATCGTCCGTTGTGCTTCCGATAATAACCTCCTGCAAAAGTTCGATCTGTTCCCGGTTCTGTTTTATGTACGTCACAATTTCCTGAAGTTCGTCCAGGTTCATATCGTCGGATGCAAGTGTCTCGCGGATATCCTCAATCACTGAACCAAATCCGTCTACTTTGTCATGAATAACATTCAGAAAGCTATTGATCTGATCTTTTGCGTAAACGTTCCCGTTTTGAATTTCTAAAGAACTGTCTACCGTTGCAATAAACTCAATCCCTAATGCCTTTTTCCAAAGCAATTTCGTTTCCGGATCTAAATTCGTTGCATCAATCATGGCAAGCTTTTCAAGGCGTTCCTGTAAGTTTTCGCGGAATACGTCGTACGCTTCAGTAGAAACCGTATTTTGAAACGCATCCGAAAGCCCTTTTACATCGTTAAATGGGATTAATACATCTTTATGCCGGAATGCTGAAAAGGTTTGCTGAAATTGCTCCTGTGTTGGTACGTCGCCGGTTTCAAACCAACTTAATATCGTTGTTAATGGTGTGGCCATAATTATTGGAAATTCGGTTCTATAAAGTTTACAAGTCTATGCGGGTTTGTGATATCAATCGGTTCAGAGCTTCCGAGGTTTTCCGATTCACGGTTTACCCAGTTCCACTGGTGAGTACCTCCCTCGAAACCGCCATTGTTATTATTACTGCCGTACGGTTGTAGTACGCTTGTTTTAATTTTAACTGCCGGAAGGTTTTCTTTCTTCAGGGTAATGGTTGCAGAACCGCCGGCATGTGTCAAGTCAGACCAGGAACCTGGATCAGTCGGATCGTAACCGAAAATCGTTTTTTTGTAGAAATCGGTGCATTCCTTCCAACCCAAAGGAACTTCAGAAGCGGGCTTCCTGAAAAGAAAAACAACCTTACCGTTTTCGATTGGGGCGGTTTTTAGCTCTAACCGCTGTAACCGAGTCTCATGATCATCAACCTGAGATTGATCCGCTTTTTCGCTTAAACTAATTTGAATACCTTTCAACGTCTGAAGCTTCACAAAATCAGCCCAGGCGTATTGGTTCGGTGGAACAGTATTTCCGAATTTTACGGTTCTTTTTCTGATGAGTACTTTGTTCTGCTGATCCTGAAAGATCTTTGATATTTCCACCTCGTTTACAAAAACGTTTGTCGTGATCTGGCCGCCTTCAAAATAAAGTACTTCATCATTGATAGCAACCACACCAGGTGAAATGCTATTCGCCGAGCCTGCAACAGGATCACAACCCGCCAGTATCGTCATGTGACCGGCAACACTCCCCAACACATCATAAAGCTTGATCGCTTCCATAATGTTTGCCATAAGGTCATTAGTAAGCGGTACGCCTCCGGTCTGTAAAAATTCTATATTCAGTTTCATATAATTTCGATTTTGTAATTTTTTGACTGGAGCATGTAATATTCAATTTCTGCTCTCAACTGTATTTGATTTATATCGGAATCCGGAATCTTTACAATGAAATCAAATTCAGAATACAATTCCGCCTCCGTGTAGATGTAAATCGGATTTTCATCACCGAAAAGCCATTTCGTTTTTGTGCGCCACTGATCGTCTTCCGCTTCAGTATAGAGAAAAGTTGCATCGAATAACACCGCCTTAACAATTCTTATTCTTCGTTCCACCGGATCAAAGACATCGTTAAGCCTTTTTTGCATTGAAAACTTTTGGCAGGTTGTATTAAGTCGTATTAAGTTTCTTTTTCTCGTTCTTAAAAACACTAAATAAAGATTCATCAGTGGTTTTATAAGCATTACAGAAAATGAAATATTAAAAGGAACCCTTTCAAAGGTAGGTAGCCAGTTAACTGCCAGTTTGCCAAAAGCAATATTAAATACCTTATCTTTCATCAAACTATATATTGAAGTCCTGTAAAATCTTCTACTTTAAACCTGCCTGATTGTGGAATGACAGACATATTAACAGGCTGATACAAACCATATCCGTTAACTGCCGGATCAATCCATTTTGTTTCTATAGAAAGCGTTTGCAAGTCCTCCACACCGTCAACGGCCAGAATTGCGGATTCTAGTTTTTGTACACTCAGCTCACCGTTAAAAGGAAGGTTTTTTAAAAAATTGTTTATCGCATCATTGACCGGATATTTTGCGGTGATAATGTTCATTCCGTTTTCTCGTAATACCATAGGATCATATTTGATTTTAAAGGCAAACCGAAGCATATCAGGTAAGTAATTAACAAAGGTTACATGATCTCCTGCAGGTGCAATTTCTTCAATATATCGGCCGAATGCTGTCATTACCTCATCTGGAAAAATTTCTTCCAGATTTTCAGGAGCTATCTTTATGACAATTCTAACTTTCCCCTGGCTTATAACACGATTACAGGCTGCATATTTAATAATTTTACTAGCTTCAATCTGTTCGCCGGTTGCTTCAATAGGGATTCCATTCTGCATGTATGTGCTGCTAAACTGGTCTGAATCTTCCAGAAGATCGAATCCAAATTGAAAACGCAGTGATTCTGTCCGATATCTTTTGAGGTTAAAAACCTTTTGAGCTGCTATCAGTTCCTGGACCTCCTGAAGGTGGAGCATAGCCGAAAGCTGAAAATTATAAATAGCCCAGGCACACACCTCCAAAAACCGCCGCCATAAAGATGTTTTGCTATCTGAATCCAATGTGCTTAAATTCGGATCCGACTCTTTTGCAGAAAGAAGTTCTGCGAGTATTTCTAAATATGTTTTGTTCATTATTTAACCTACTTTAAAGTCTTTTGACACTTTCATCCATCCAACACCTTTGCCTTCAGGAACACTAATATTATCATTTACACCCATAGCCGGCTGAAGGGATTGCCGCGTAAAATAGCTTACTGTATCGGGATCCGTTTCAAGATCATCAGGAACCGTTAAGCTCATACCAGGTGTTAGCTGATCCGTGAGGGACATTTCGTTGAAAACAGCAATATCAAAACTGTTTTCAACAATGCCGGTGTACATTATTGCGATATCAAGGAAATTCTGATTATTTAGGACTGTTATCACCATTTTTTAAACTGTTGATTGTACTAACTGCTACCTTTATTTTATCAGTGATCTTTTTAAAATAGCCCCATATATCAAAACCGGCTTTAGGCAGATTCTCAAAGAATATAGAGTAAAATTCAATAGCACAAGGAATAACAATAGCAATGAGGGTAAGGGTTATATCGTGGTCCGTATATGTACTTTTACCGAAGCTTTTAATCCTGAAAATTTTTTCAATGTAATATGATAATACTATTAAAAGGAAATAAGAAACAGACTTTGCGATTGAATTCCGAATCTTCATACTTGAAAATCCATATTTCCAAAAGTTGCTCTCAATCTTTGAGTTTTTCCAAAGGTTCCAACTGGCAAGGACACCGCTAATGAAATCCCCAAGCATCAACCCCAGCAATAGCATAAAACAAAGCTGAAGGTCACTGAATGAAGCCAGGCCGATTGCAGGAATAGCAACAGCAGGCTTTTTAACGGCTGTGGCAATGGCCAGAAAAGGTTTTTTATAGTTATTGAGCTCTTTCATATTAGATATTTATTTTTAAATTATCATACCCGCCTGAAAGATCAATATCCGGATTCTGGTATCCATCATAGCCCAGCTGTATGTTTAAATCTCGTTTAAATTGATTGTCATTCCTGTTTTTCTTCAGCTGAAGGATCGCTGCGAATCCTAAAACTGGTGCCATTTTATATTCCCCTGGATGTGCAAAAACGATATCAGCAACATGCTGTGTATCTGATTGCACTACTGAAAAATCGCCGTTTCTTATTACGGGATTGTGATTTTCATCAACTTCGATATCTCTTCTCATACTAATTAATTGTTCCTGTGCCGGTAAATGCCCCCTGTGCGTTGGTTCCGGTAATGGTTACAGTTCCGCTCTTTAAATACTGTTTAATAAGCATTAAAAGCTTTTCTGCGTACTCCTGTTTAGCCTGTGATCTGTCAGTTTTAGTTTCCATATCCGTTTGCAGCTGGACTACGCCGTTGATGAATTGTGCATCATTTAAAGCCATTACTTAAATAGATTTTTAGTGTCGTTTTTAATTTGTTCAAACATAAGCTTATCCGGATCCGAGAATTGTCCTGGCCCTGAAGGCGTGGTTATGATTGCGTTTTTGAGCTGATCAAATGTATCTGTTAGAATATCCTTCAGGTTGCTGGCTTGGTTTTTAATTTCAAATTTTCCTGCTGACATTTCAAACTTTGCGCCTCCGAGTGTAATGACTACTTTATCAATCCTGGTATATTTTACAATTGCCGTTTCGGCGGGTTCATTCTCCACAACAAGACAGAGAACTTCGGAACCCAGGGCCGGATAGATAATAATACAGTCATCAAACTCCTGATCGATAGCATTCAGACGAACATCATATAGCGGTGGTAGATCTTCCCGTTCTACAGTGCATGTTACCCCTGTTATTTCAGTGACAATACCAATAGAAGACGAACGATTAACAGGCAGAGCTTTTTGGCTTTCTCTTCTTATAACCTCAAGAAACTTCTCCACGGTATTTTACTAAGAATAAACAGCAAAAGACAAAACAGAGCTATTCTTCCGGCATATAGGCAAATCATTTGAAAAGTGCTGAACTCAGCAGGAACCGGAACTTTTTGAACGACCGGATACGGAACCGGAATTCTCTTTACATTACTTTCATGCTCTTTAATGTACTCCTCTTTCCATTTAAGAAAAAGCTGCTGAGCTGCGGTACTAATTTGAATGTTGAGTTTTCCATCCTTCAGGGAAACATCGGATTTAACTCCTTTGGTGTTTTTCTGCTGGGGATCACGTAAAACCGGCTTGTTATTAACACAGTCAACATATGCCTGATAATACATACTATCCGGAACGGATAACAAAACAGTATCTTTAACAACAACAGTTTTTGTCGTAACATTGGAAAAACTATCTTTTTCGACGAGTGGCGGGGATAATCGATTTAGTTCCTGGTTTGTCTTTTGTCTTGCGTTGCACGCGAGGAGTAACAGTAATGTGGCCGTAAGTAGGCCTATTAAATTCTTCATTGCTTTTAATTTTAAATGATATTTTGTTTTGTCTCTTGATTCCGTCGGAACCGTTGATTGTCGTATTTACCGTGTCAATAAAATATTGTCCGTCACGATAACCGGTTGGATAGTTCGGGTCTTTGATCTGAGCGCTGTCTCCTGGTTCAGTTCTGGGATAGAACCATCCATCAATAGAACCCTCGTATCCGTCAAAAACTATTGAGTTGTAATGTTTTTCACACCATTCTTTCAGCTGCTGCTGTGTTAGGTTGAGCGGAGCATGAAGCGAAATTTCGCTTTCTCCAACATCTCCAAATTCGTATGTTACTTTTTTGTTAGCGGATCCTTTTTGCATGCTGACCGCTTTTATAAACCTTTTACGGCTTTCTTTCGTTTTATACTTCAGGTCTGTACTTGATCTGATGTTTTTTCCAAAAGTGAAATCGTGCATTATTTGCGGCTTAAAATCAACCGTCAAACCGGCATATAGAACTTTACCTTTAAAAAAGCATCGAACACCGTATTTATCTTTGAGGTCTTCTATAACCTTGTATGGAGTTGCACGCTCAATCATATATTTGCCCACTGGCATATCAAGTGCCTGGATCTGATATCCGGGTGCAATGAATTGTAAAACTTCTCTCAATGTGGCCGACTTAAAAGTGTGGTTGATAAGCGGCATTTTTTTAAGCTTATACATTTCATCCTCGCATTCCAGCACTATAGGTATTTCCGCTCCTACCTCGGTTATATATCCGGAAAACTCCGTGAACAGTTCGTTATTATACCCAGCTTCTATCACAATGGAATCTCCAGCTTTAATATAATCTAAAAGGTTTTTACGTTCAAGTGAAAGCCTTTTATTATTTTCTTCGGCTTTTTTAAACTCCCTGGGCAGTTCAATTTTTGCGGTATCTGAAAATTTCTCTATACTGCTTTCGATGGAGATTGAACTGGCAATATGAAACCGTACCCGTTCTGCAATAGTGATCCGGATACTGATATTATAGTAATGAAACGGCATTATGAATTCGGATTAATAAGCGTAAATGATACCTCGTTTATACTGGAAGCAGCTAAAGTAAACTGAACTGTATCCATATAGCCCTCTACCGGCGTTATAGAAACATCTTTTAAATAAATCCTTGAGATATTTTTTTCGACAAATTGATCTCCCTCTACTTTTAAAGTATCATTTACTTCAAATAATCTACAAAGGTCTTCGACCTTTTGCGTAGGATACTTCCTGTTATGTAGATCAATCAAAATCCCTCTCATTTCGATGTTCCAGGGTTTTGTTCCCCAACGTTCGACCACAACTGCATCACCACCGGAAACTTCTGTTTCAATTAGATTTTTTTCCCTGGAAAAATTAATCATCATAGGTGGCGCGTAAATCGATCCGTTTCCATCACTTTCCAACATCTGGGAAAACCTTAACTTAACTTCGTTTTCTGCTATTCCGTATATTAAAGTTATAGCCTCAAAGTCCGGATCATAATCATCATAAACCTGTACATCATAATCGTTTTCGCTTCGTGTAACAACAGCTTGGTTAATCCGGTTATTGATTGCCATGATTCCAAAAGCCGCTGCGTAGCGTGCCGTAAGATTTAAAACAACTGATTCACCTATATTCATTATGTTAATTTTTTAACGCTTAAAATCCCCATATCTGCCAGCCATCCGATCTGCGCCCATTTCATTGCCCAGGTGTCATCATCGAGCTCCTCAGGAAAAGGTACATGAAGGAAGTGGCTAATTAAGGCGTCCGCCTTCATGAACAAATCACTTTCCTGGTTATAGTTTAGGCCGGAGCCTTCTAAACTTTCCCAAACTTTCCCTGACGGATCGGAATCAACTCAGTTAACAATCCGGCAGCCGCATAGAATAGCCCGTCGTCTGCCATCACTCGTTCTTTTTCTGTCAGAATGCAATTTTTTACTAAAATTTCCTGCCCCTTTTTCGGGTCTGAGTTCATGAATTTCATTGACTGACCAACAACGGAACGTTCCGGCACCAACGCCAGAACCTCAAGTTCTTCAGTTGCTTCATCGTTCAGGGGTAGAATTAATGATCTAAGTTTATCTCCATGCTCTTTTTTTAGAGCATCTTTGGTTTCCTGGCTTACTGGTTGTAATGACATTTTTAAATTGTATTTTATTGTTTAAATAGAGTTTGAATAATTTTTTAAGGCAGCACATCAAGATCCACCTTAAGGGCGAAAAGATCAAACTTTTTCTCAAGGCCCATATCACCGGTCACTTCCCGGCCGTTGTTTTTGAATTTGGCAATGATCTTATCAACAATGATCACGTTGTACTCATTTACAAATTCAACTGTGATAGTAAAAGGTTTAATTTTTAGAATATCACCGCCGGCCGCTCTTTCGAGCGGAACAAGATCCGCCATCATTAAAGAGATTCCCGCAGATGGTGTTTTCTTACCCCATGACCAGGACGTGGCATCAATACCAAGCGTATGATTTAACTGGTGGTCTTGTTCGTTTCCGTACTCGATTGATTTAACCTCAATCGGAATACCGTTCAGCTGCACTTTTACATCCGCACTATCATAGGCTTTCCCGTTTCTTATGATATCACTCATAATTACAATTTCGTTTTAAGGTTAATAGTTCCGTTAATCTCTCCAATATTGCCCTTTGGCACTATACTGTATCCTACATTTAACACCTTATTGACGATAACATCACTATCGGCATCGATATAAGTCTTTCCCCCGGATATTTCGCCTGCTCTTTCCATATCTGCAAAAATTCCGTCTCCGATAGCACCAAGAGCAACCACCACACCAGGCATCAATTTGCCGGTATCTTTGTTCACTGCCGGATTGGTTTTAACTTTAGGCAGATAAGCAATCCTCAAAGCTCTTCGGGCCTTTTTTGCAGTTCGACCGTAAGCAACTGTATGCTCATTGATATTACCGTTATCATCAAGGATCACCGGCGCGCATACATGATCATTATTCAGTCTAACACCCGCAAGTCCGGTATAAGTAATTCCGAAAACATATCCTTTATTCTCCAAGGTTTGTAAATCAGAATACTGATCTTTTATTTTCTTATGGTTTGAAAGTCCTGGATTTACAAGAAGTTTTTTTGCTCCGTTAGTAAGATTTAAAGTTTCGTTTTCGCCGATGTTCTGATTAACAGCACATGAGGCACATACACCCAGTACGGTACCAATATTCGCGTACTTTTGAGCCAGTCCGGTCTTTTTCTCTGCAACATCGTAATCCTGGCCGATAACAACAGTAACACCTTCAGCCGGTAGATCCGGAAGAGCTCTAAGGTTGGCAGAACTGGAAGCATTGCCACCGTAAGCATAGCCTTCCAGGAATATTGACACGGGCATGTGATTCTCTTCTGACCACTCCTCTAACAGTTTTGCGGTCGCGATGCTATTGTAAACATCATCCGGGATACCATTGAGCATTACAAGCGTAGATCCGGCAGTGAGGTTCACTCCTATTGCCAATTGCTTAATTTTTCCTTCAGCAAAAATCATCAGCTTTTTAGCAGGAGCATCACAGAGATCGACAAGCTTTTTTGTTTGCTCTTCAAGGATTAAATAGAGCTCAGTTGACGAACCTGCGAACCGGTAAAATTCGGATAGGTGTTCATAGACATGTACGTTATTTTCCGAATCATAAGCTGCATCAATTCCCAATGCTTCAACGTCATTAAGGTTATACACTACAACAGGGAAATCATATTCTAACCCTGAAGGTTTAGGCCCGGTCAATACAATTCCCGAAATGGAGTCGTCCGTTCCCAGTCGGTTGGTTCCGACATGGCCTCTTTTAATATTTACTCCGTTAATATTTGACATTGTTAATTATTTAGGGTTTTGACCTGCATTATCTGCATCACCAGCATTAGCAGTGTCATCAGCAGTATTGTTTACTTCGTCTTTTTTAGACTCAGCTTTTGGACGTTTTACCGTTTCGATTTTACCGATAACAGCACCGTCCTTGTCTTTTGGCAAGCTGTAACGTGCGAAATCCGGATCAGTGAACCATTCACCCGCAGGGTTCAGAAATAGCTCCGGAAACTGCGGATTGTCTTTGAAAAGTTGATCCGCATATTGTTTTTGATCTTTTGTCATAAAATTTTAGATTGTTAGAATAAATCGGCTCTGGTTTGAGCCGATGTTTTTAATGGATGTTATTACTCGTTATCTGAAACAATCGCCCCGAAGCCGTGCTCCTGCTTTTTCTCAGTAAGACCGTACGTGTGGAGCCTTACTTCTGATTGTGGATCTTTTGAACGGGTGTCATTCTTTCTTTCTTTGAAAAGTACCGTAACAGCTTCGATATGATAAACCGTATTAGGTGCATAATAGAAAACTGATGCTCTCTGATCGCCCACCGCCGGAACTGCACCCAGTGATTTTAAATTTCCGTCGGAACCATAAAGTGGCGTGTCATTGTTTTCAAAAAATTTCATTTTAAAGAACCTTTTGATCTCACCGGTTTCTTTATCAAATTCCAGATCACGGTAGTTATTTGTATTTGCTCTATCAGCTAATAGATCCGATCTGTGCTCATCACTCAATACAGTGTAAAGGCCGTTTTTGTCCGGAAGGTTTAATTTTAACACTCTATTGTAAAAATTCAGAAGGTCTTTGTAGGTCAATCTTTTTCTGCCTTCAAACACTTCACCGGTAGTTCTGATAACAGGCATATGCCCATCCACATTTTTTTTCGGTGCCAGCTTATTCAATGAATAATCTCTAACTCCAATTTTAAAAGTATTGGTATGTTCCACCCTAATCGCTGCCTCTTTATCGAATGCCATTCCTCGAAGTTCTTTGTCTGTACATAGGGTTGGTGTAGTATCCAGCTTATCCCATAAGATCAGACCTTTTTTTCCTGTCATTGGCACTGGTGTAAAGTCTGAATCAGCGTTAACTTTAAAACCAACATTGTTAATAAGTTTGTTAAACAGGATTCCATCCTCACCAATGGCAGCAGGGTTTGGTGCCTTTAGCGTGCCGATAAAATCGTCATTGTAGTTCCTGAAGTCTTCCAGTAACTGGGGCTCTAAAAATTGGACTGCCCATAATCCGTCTTGCATTTCTCCCATGCTTATTTTTGATATTTTGCGTTAAACAATGCCTGGAATTTTTCGGTATCTTCTGCCGCCATTTTTTCCAGACCTTTAGGATCTTCTTTCTGCCACTGGGCAAAATCCCAGTTTTCACGCCCAGCTGCTGCGGCACCTTTCCCGCTGCCGTTCTGAATAACAGCCCCAATATTCGGAGCGGCAGGTTTTGCCGGTACTACGGTTTTAAAAACCAATTCCAACGCTTCAACTCCGGAAGTAGCTCCAATGGTTTCATAGGTCTTTTTTTCATCGTCAGAGAACTTTTTCCCCAAGGCAGCTTCTGCACCGTCAATAAGGCTTTTAACCCTTCCGTCCTCGTATTGCTTCAGTTTTGCTTCTGCGGCTTCTTTACCAATCTTTTCAAGATTACCGGCCGCTTCAGTATCTGAAAATTTCTTTTGCAGTGCATCCAGTACAGCAGTATCGGAGCTTTGCGCGTTTAGGCCCTGAAGGGCGAACGCTGTAATTAATAACTGTTTCATATTGTCGTTAAAGTTTGATTGAGGTAATTGCGGTTTATCCAGGATACTGGCCGCGGGAGTTGGAAGGTTCGTAAGCAATGCTCCGTACATATTGTAAACTTCGGCTTCTCCTACGTCATCAGGATCGAATGCCGGATATACCGTACTAACAGATGCCGGAATAACAGATGCCACAATACCCAGGTCTTGAGCTTCCTGAGCGCCCAGCCACGTATCAGCTGTAAGCCACAAAGCAACCTCTTCACGGGTTTTTCCGGTTCGCATCATGAGTTTATCAATGAAGTTATCTTCCATCAAGCGTAAAAGCTTTGCACTGGACTCATGGTCTTTTGCATTGCCGTAAGAGCCGCTGTGGGGTGCATGAATCATCACGTATCCGTTATTTACTATTTCTACATCTGTGGCAGATAGAATGATAACAGCCCCCATACTCGCAGCTAATCCGTCTACAATTATTTTAATTTTTGAATTGGATCGTTCAATAGCATTACATATAAGATTTCCGGCAAATACATCACCCCCGTACGTGTGGAGCCTGATTATAATTTCAGCGTATTTAGATTCAAGGGCATTCAGATAATAAATGAAAGCCTGTCCATCATATTCCCAGATGGTCCCGTACATTGTTAAAACATTTTCTTTAATTCCGAAAATCATGCTTGATTGAATTTTCAGCAAACTTAAGAGCGAAATGCAAGGCTTTTTTTTTGTTCGGCAAGGGTTGCCACTTCTAAAAAAAACACTCTGTGAAGTTTGGATGTTTGCCGAAAATGTATATCAATGGCAAAAAGAGTTAATAATGAACCTTTGCGCGCTTTAGCTGAAAAGATGTTTGTGGAAGAAGGACTGACGGCGAAAGCCATTGCCGACACCATAGACGTAACAGAGCAAACCGTCGGCAGGTGGCGAAAAGGGATACAGGGTGATATATCCTGGGATGAAAAAAGAAAACAATATCTGTCTGCACCCAACAACATTAAAAAGGTCCTGATGACTGAACTCAGCGACCTGGCGGAAGGAAAGGATTCCCGGATCGATGTTAAAGCTATTTCAGCAGTTACAAAAGCAATAGAATTATTGTCTGATAAGGTTTCTGCCCAGATTGCTATGGCTGTATTCAAAGAATTCGATTCCTGGATGGCCGTGCAGGATCCGGAAGCTGCTATTTCTTTTCTCGAATGGCATAAGATGTTTTTACTCTATAAAGCTCAGCAGGAACAGTAATGAGCGATACGGATTTTAAACTGACCAAGGCCTATGAAAAAATGCTCCGTGAATACGATGAGCATTGCAAAGGCATACATCAAAGTACCGGATCCGGACTAAACCCAAACCAGACACCAACAGAAAGAAGGAAACAACGACTGGAGTGGGAAAAGGATTACATCACATGGTTTGAGGAGATGTTCCCGCATTATGCTAAAGTTAAATGCGCGTGGTATCATAAAAAACTGGCGGATCTGATTATTAAAAATCCGGTTTGCGACGTGCTGGCGGAAATTTACCGCTCCGGTGCAAAATCTGTACATATTGACCTGGGAATTCCCATGTACCTCTATGTAACCGGACAGCTTAAATTCATGCTCCTTTTTGGCCAGACAGATAAGAAAGCTAAAAAACTTATTTCTGATATCCAGGCCGAATTTATGCACAATCAAAAATTTGTGCATTATTACGGAAAAAAGTTTAAATACGGTGACTGGTCTGAAGGTGATTTTACAACAACCGACGGCGCGAAATTCATGACCTCGACACCAGGATCCTCACCCAGAGGTTTGCGTGAAGGAACATCCCGTCCGGACTATATCGTTTTTGATGACGTTGATACGAGACAACGAGTTAACAACGATGACCTGAGCAAAAAGCTTTTTGACTTTGCGTGGGAAGATGCCAAAGGTACCTTTGACGAAGGATCACCTTATCGCCGGTTTGTAGTAGCTAATAATAACTTCCATAAAAATACCCTGATCAACCAGCTGAAGGAAGAGTTTAAGTTGATTACTAAACGACTGAAAGAAAACGGACTGAAAAGCACTTTCTTTACGCTCACGGTTCCGGCGGTGAAAAACCTTACCACTTATGAACCTAACTGGCCGGAGAAAACTTCCGCCGAATACTGGAAACAGAAATATCTTTCTACACCGTACCGCTCTTTTATGCGCGAATATATGCACATGCATATCGTTGAGGGTAAAATCTTTAAAAATGAATGGATCCAGTACAAACCTCGATTGAGATTCAGTCAGTACGAAGCTTTGGTTTTTTACGGTGATTTATCGTACAAAGATGAAGGCGATTACAAGGCGATGATTTTTGCCGGCAAAAAGGCCAGGGAGTTTCATGTACTCACGTCTTTTGTCCGTCAGGTATCACGATATAACGTTGCTAAATGGCTCTATGAATATGTACAGGATCACAACCTGCTTAATTATAATATCCAGTACTATATCGAAGGGCTTTTTGCCCAGGATGAGTTCGTCAACGACTTTGATATTGTCGGCGATGAAATGGGCTGGTATATTCCCGTAGTTGCTGATGAGAAATCAAAGTCCGGTAAGTTTGACCGTATTGAGTCTATGCAGGGATATTTCCAGCGCGGAAATATTTGGTTTAACGAGGCGGAAAAAACATCTACCGACAATCAGGAGCTTGTAAATCAAACCCTCGCATTCTCAAAGGGAAGCGGCGCGCATGATGACGCTCCCGATGCTCTTCAGAGTGCCATCAGCAAACTGAATGTTTCAGCATTGACAAATTCGATTCCCGGTAAAACAACAAGCCGGGAAGAAATCAAAAAAAATAACCCTAACAGATTTTAAAAATGTTTATTACAGACGACGATTACAGCGTATTGGTACGCGAAGAAATTAAAGATATCCTTTTGGAAAATTATTCGGAAACAAAACTGAGAGCAGCCGAACAGATGGCTATAGACCAGGTTAAAAACTATTTATCCGGAAAATATGACACCGGTGAAATTTTCTCCAGGACCGGAGATGCACGCAATAGCCATATCGTAATGATTACCCTGGACTGTGCGCTGTATCACCTTTACACACCGATACCTCGAAAGATGCCTGAAACACGCGCGCAACGTTATCAGGATGCAATAGACTGGCTCAAACTCGTAGCAAAGGGGGAAGGAACGGCCGATCTGCCAAAGATTAAAAACGAGTCCGGAGAAACGCTTTCCGGAATTCGTTTCACTTCAAAATATACAGCTGAGAACAACCGATGGTAGAACATAGCGTTTAAACACCGTTTAAACTCGAATTAAAACAACTTTTATATTATAACTAATGAGAATATTCGGATACGAAATATCAAAGCCAAAAAAGCCCGTTTCTGCGGCTTCCGGAAATTCGGCTCCCGTTAAAGCAAATCCAAAGATTACACAGATCGCTCAAAGCTTTAAAGATAACAGCCGGAAAGATATCCAAAAATGGAGACAGGCACTAACGGCGACTATGAATCCTGATGAGCCTAAATTCAATATTTATTATGATCTCGTGGACGATCTATTAACCGACGGTCACACCCAGTCACAAATAGAAATGCGTAAAAGCTCCACGCTGAACACGGACCACCACGTTATCAACCGGAAGACTAAAAAGGTAAATGAAGAAATTTCCTTTGTCCTTCAGCAGCAGTGGTTCTATAAGTTCCTGGACGGCGCAATGGATGAAACAATTAAGGGGACGAACCTTGCAGAGTTCACTTATTTTCAAGGCCCCAACATTGGAATTAATTTCATTCCCCGCAGAAACATAGTTCCAACCAGGAAGAAGATCCTTCCCGATTTAACAAAACCGGACTTTATCAATTATGCGGATCCTGCATTTGCGCCCTGGTTATTGCAAATCGGGGAAGATTACAATTTAGGGATTATTAACAACATTATCCCGAACTTGATCTGGAAACGGAATGTAATGCAGGCTTGGGCAGAATTCTGCGAAAAGTTTGGAATGCCTTTGATTACCGCTACCGTTAACACAACGGATACACGGGTTGTAGATAATGTTCACGAAATGTTAATTGCTTTAGGACAGGCGGGCGTAGGTACTTTTCCCCACGGAACTACGGTACAGTTCCAGGAAGCTAATCGTACGGATGCCTATCAGGTATATGACAAATTCATGCAGGCGAACACGAATGAGATCTCAAAGATTCTGGTCGGTTCTACCATGTTGAGCGACCAGGGAACGAACCGCTCACAAACCGAAGTACATGAAAGATCACTCGACAATAGAATCGCCCAGGCAGACAAAAGAAAAATTCAGTTTTTAGTAAATGACCAGCTTTTCCCGTTACTCCGGTTACAGGGATATAACATAAGCGAAGACGATATTTTCGAGTTTAAAACTGCCGAACAGGAAACATCACTAACAGAATTGTGGAATATCACCAGTGGACTTTTGAATAACGGATACGAAGTCGAACAAGAATGGATGAGCCAAACCTTCAACATACCCATTGAAGGCAAAAAAAAAACAGCTGAACCAGCCGTTGGATCCGCTAAAATAGCAGCACAATATTTTACCGGTCCTGTGAACAAGATTCCGGACCGGTATGACTTCGTATGCACATGCGGCAAGCATACTGCTGCTATATCAGCCGGACATGATGACAATATCAAAAAAGGCGTAAAAAAGCTTATTAAAGCCATTTTCAACAACGAGGATATCATAGGAGCAAAAGGAGAACTTATCGCCAATGAAGCTATCTTATTGGCGGAAGGTTTACGTGATAATTTTAAAACTTTCAGCCCATACACAGGCCCCGATCAGCTGGTCCTTCAGATGATGGAATATAATTGCTTCGAGTTTTCAGCAAGCAAGACAGAAGCGCGTTACGCCTCTATGATGGAACTTATGACGGACGGAGAAAACGGCATACGCTCTTATCCTGAATTTGAAAGATTGTGCCTTGAAAAAACCGCTGATCTCAATACCCGGTACTTAGAAACAGAATATAATTTAAGCATAGCTGTTGGACAAAATTCAGCTGCATATGTGCGTTTCATGGCAGAAAAGGACACTGTTACAAAATTAGTGCAGTATCAAACCGTCGGTGACGAAATTGTGCGGGAAGCACACAGGATCCTGGAAGGTAAAATTTTCTCACTGGAAGATCCCGAAGCTATGAAACTCTGGCCGCCGAATGGTTTCGGCTGCCGATGTGAAATGCTTCAGTATATCGGATCCGGAAAAGTTACGTCAGGAAAAACAGGTCAGGAGCTTATGTATTCCAGGGATGTTAAATATAAAGGTTCACAGTTTGAAATAAACCGTGGTGATCTAAAGCAGGTGTTCACACAAAAACAGTTTTACAGTGACAACAAAGGACTGACTTCTGATATCAGTAAAATGACTTTTGATAAGTACGGGTTACAGAAATACAGTGATTTTAAAAAGGATTTACAGCCTGCTAAACTTGACAAAACCATCAATCCGGACAATGTTAAAGAACTCTTTAAAAAAGAAAAGGGACAGGATTATATGGGTTATACGGATTACCTGGGACGTAAAATGGTGCTTCCCGAGAAAAATTTTGATAAATCTATCAAAAATGATAAACACCAAATGTTTCCACAAATTAAAAACATTCTGAACAAACCGGACGAAGTTTGGTTCAATGAACATAAAGACAAAACATTCAATTCCAATTACATTAAGTTTTTTAAGGATATAGCCATCATTGTTAAAGTGGCTTTAAATCCGGAAATGGAAGGGCTGGAAATACTGGACTGGATCATTATGGCAGATGAACTGAAGCAAAGAGCCGGATTAAAAATAAAATAAACAATATGGCCACAACAAAATTAATGATGTTAGTTGATCTGAGCGCAAAGCTTTTCAACAACAACATGCAAAAATTACAGAGCAAGTGGGAAAAGGGTGTTGATAAAATGCGGGCAAAATGGAAGAGTCTCGTAGACGATATCCCTGGCTTGAATGGCGCGCTGGATAAAATTAAAAACCCGGCGCTCTTGTTCGGTTCCTTGTTTGCAGCTTCCGTCGGTTTCCTGGGAACCGCTACCAAGATGGCGAGCGACTGGGACACCAAACTCGCGGAAATTAACGTCACTGCCGGACTTACTAAAGAAGGGCTCCGGGATCTGGGTAATCAGCTCCTCGATGTCGGAGCAAGAAATGCCAGTCCCCTGGATGAAGTGCCAAAAGCTTTCTCACGTATTATTTCAGCTGGCTTAAATGTTGACCAGTCATTAAAAGCCCTGGAACCAACCGTGCGGGCAGCAAAGGCGGGTTTCACTGACGTGGAAACAGTAGCAAGTGCCGGGATTTCCGTAATGATGTCTTCCGGAAAAGATATCAACAAGGTCTACGATGTACTTTTTCAAACGGTGAAAGAAGGTAACGCGGAATTTAAGGATATCGCACGATATCTCCCTAAAGTAATACCGCTGGCCCGAAGTATCGGTTACGAACTGGAGGCCACGTCCGGAGCATACGCATCATTAACCACGAAATTAAGTGCAGAACAATCCTCTACCGCGTTAGAGGGGATCATGAGAACGTTATCTAATGCCGACGTAGCAATCGGGAAAACCGACAAAAAAACCGGAAAATTTATCAGTGGTTTCAGATCACTCGGAATTAACATCTTCACCTCTACCGGAAAAATCAGGCCACTGATCGATATCGTTATGGAGCTTAACAAACAGATGGACGGGCTGTCTGATGAACAAAAAGTAAGAAAATTAAGTAAGTTAGGGTTTGACCAATCTACGGCACTGGGTTTTGGTACGTTAATGCAGGATATTGAAGGATTAAAAAAAGCCACATTAGCAACCACCGATTCTATCGGCTCATTAGATCAGGCTTACATCGATTCATTAACACCAACGGAACAATATGATATCGCACAGAACCGGGTAAAAGCATCCATGATCAAATTAGGACAGGAAGCATTACCATATATGACCGCCGCAATGGAAAAGTTAGCACCAGTTTTTGAATGGATGTACAAGCATTCCGACCTATTAATCCCCGTCTTTTTGGCACTCACCGGAACTTTAGGACTATTAACCGCTGCCACGTGGTTATGGAATATTGCATTAGCAGCGAACCCTGTCACATGGATTATTATTGGAATCGCGGCACTTGTTGCTATGGTAGCGGCATGTATTGTAAAATGGGACGAATGGGGAGCAACCGTCATTAAATTTCTGGGGCCGATCGGCTGGGTTATTTCCGCGGTTGTGACACTGGTAAAACATTGGGATAGTATTAAAAAGGCTTTCCAGGACGGCGGAATTTTAGAAGGTTTAAAAAGAATCGGTGTTGTTTTGATGGATGTCATTCTACAACCGATTGAGCAAATATTGGGCTTAATAGCAAAACTTCCTGGATCTTTAGGGAGAACCGCAAAAGAGATGCAGGGAACGGTCCACAAGTTTAGAGAAAATATGGACCTGACCGATACACAAGACGAAGTTAACGCAAAGCTTCGAGCGAACGGGCTGGAAATTATGAAGCAGTATGCAGACCAGTACGACAAACAGAAAAACGCTAAAACGCCCCTGGATCCTAATTCTCTATATGGAACTACCGGCGGAGCCTTCAAAGATGAATCTGCTGAAGCAGAAAAGAAAAAAAAGCTGAAGGACGGCGTAAATAAAGTGACCGGTGATGCTAAACAAGTCCGTAACATAAAAATTACAATAGGCTCACTGAATTCAGGCGGAATCAATGTAAAAGAAGATGCATTCAAAGGAATGACGAAGGAGGATGTTGAAAACTGGTTTAATGAGTCGATGATGAGAATGATCAGAAACGTAGAAACAAGTTAACTATGAGTGTAGAATTTAAAACGGATTTCTTTGACCGATTGCAGCGCGTGAACAAATCTTCGTTTCTAAACAGGTCTATTGGCCAGGTTGGCGTTTTGGCCGTTAATTTTTCTAAAGAAAGGTTTGTCCAGAAAAACTGGCTTGACAGGAACAGACAGTCCTGGCAAGCCAGAAAACGACCGGCGCGAGGATCTCTTCTTGTCAAGTCCGGAAGACTTAAACGAAGCATTAGGAAATTGGCCCAGGGAAATTATTATGTTTATATCGGGACCGATGTTCCCTATGCTCCGATACATAATGACGGCGGACAAATTAACAAGACGGTCAACGTAAAGGCACACACAAGGAGAAAAGCAAATAGCAGAGGACGAGGAGCCAGAACCGGAGCAGCAACAATGGAGGTCAAAAGCCACCGCCGAAAAATGAACATCAATATGCCGAGGCGGCGGTTCATGGGTGAATCCGCCATTTTAAACAGAAGGATTGAGCGTTTTTTAAGTAAGGAATTAGATAATGAAATAAGCAGATCATGAAAGCATTTTATAAAAAATTAATTGAAGTTTTTGAAAAGACAGAAACTAAAGACACATACCGCATGCAAGGCCTAAACTATCCGAAATTCATTGACCTGTACGCAGGTCAGGATCTCGACGAAGAAAGTTTTGATCTTTACCCGGATCCTGCCATATTTGTTTCCTGGCAAATAGATCACCGGCTAAAACCCGCACTGGTTACAATCACTTTCAGATTATCATTTGAACAGCACCGCGACACGAGTAATTTAGGAAGAAATACAACAGAAGCTTTGAAGTTCCTGGATTATAAAGAAACTACAGATGATGTGCTTCGCTCTTTTGAATCTGATGACACCGGTAAGCTCGAACCTGCTACTGAAGAATTAAATATTGAACCTTCGATTACCGATCAGTTTGTTTTAGTCTACACATGCAGCTATAAAAATAAAAAAAACACCCTGAACCATGCTCAGGGTGAAATTAATGAGATATCGTTAAAAAGCGGCCTTTTCACCGCTATGCTGGATTAAAATGTTGTATTGTCAACGTACCATTTACCGTTTTTCTTATAAATCTGTAATTGGTACGTTTTTAATTCCGTATAACCATTTAAACGCCGTTTAAAGAAGCTTTCAACGCGGCTTTTTACATCATCTGATAAACTCTGATCCTCAAATTTTAATCCGTATAAAGTTTTTTTTACAACCACTTCTCCTGAATAGTCGGTATTTTCGTACGGTTTATCAGGACGGTGTTTAAAAACTTCACCTGCGTTCCTGGATTTATTCATCTGAGCAAAAGATAAACCCGTAATCAAAATCAATAAAAAAGTCATTCTATAGACTAATCCTCCAATGTCCTTCATAATCAATTCTACTAAAATAATAGCCGCCCTTTCTTGCGGATCGGTTTGCACTAATTTGTTCTAAATTTGCATGTGAATCAGCATATTTCTTCCATATAGGAAAGACAGCAAGATATTTGCCATAAATCGTGTTTATTCCCCATTTTTTCACACCTTTAATTTCAAGATCTTTATTTTCGCTGACCATTCTGGAACCGAAAGTAATAATTAATACATCGTCCGAATCTTCTGAATTAATATATCGAAAATTATTTCGGTCATCATCTTGTCGGTTCGTTTCCAATATATAATTCCGTCCTGTATCTTTAACAAGTTGATCAATAGTTTTTCTGAGCTGAATAGAATCCAGGTTACTGAATTGCTGAGCAAATGCAACAGCTGGCAAGAGTAGTAATAATAAGAGTAATTTTTTCATGATAAAATTTTAGTGTAAAAATAGAAAAAATCCTGATATCAGGATTTCACGGGGGTATCAGGGGTTAAATATCCAAACCAGAATAGATCTGCTGGATTAAAGGTGCAGCCATTCTTTAACGAAAAATTGAGGTTAGAATCATCAATTTTTATACACTCCCAACTTCTGCTAATGCCCTGGCCTACGGTGCCATTTTCAAGATGTTCAAGAATTTCATCAATTATGTATTCCTGAGCATTTAGTTTAAATTCATTTAAATAACTGTTAAGTGCAGGTTTTTGTACTGTTAGAACATTTCTGCCAACCATGTACCAGACGTTGAAATCTGAAGGCATTTCCGCATCTTTTACTGCGCATTCATAATCCTTAAATTTGACTATCTGATAACCCATTTTCATAAGTGCATCTATCACTTCACGTTTTGAGTACTCAAATCCCTTAACTTTAATAGCTTGTAAATCTGCAATCGGTTTGTGAGCAATGTTCGCTCCGAACAATTTAAATGTTTCCATATGTAATTTTTATGTAAAATTAATATTGATTAAACAGGCATCAAAACGGTTTCCCGTAATTGATGCCTATCTTTTATTGTAATTTCTGATGTAGCTGATTTTTAACCATTGTTAAAGTGTTGTAGTTGTAACTACCAGGAAGTGCATTGAAAAGGATATCGAATTCTACCAGGTAGTTAAGAAGAGCTTCAGCCATGTAATATTTCAACTTCAGTTTGAATACCTGGTCTTTAAAACGCATTTTAATAGCCTTCTGAAGAAGTTTTTCCCGAAGTTCAACACATATTGCAACGATGCTTTTTGTCTGCTTTTTAAGTCCCTCAAAAACTATTGTGTCAAGCTCTTTCATTAAAGAGTTGATAACACAGAGTTGAAAGTAATCAATAACAATGGTAATAGTCATAGCATTACATAATTTTCTTTATCCCTTTTTTTATTGATTAAAACCCTCCATTTATAGCCTTTCTTCTCGAAGTGGGGCATATCCTTAAAAGTTTCCCAGTTACCGCCCCAGTCCCAGCCGTTCGCCTGGAAAATTGCCACACATTCCATCCAGTCCGATTTCTTATCTCCGTCCCAGTCTGCTTTCGTGTCCCAACTGGCCGTTTTACCATCGATAATAAGAGCAATATCGACCGCAAGGCCATAATTATGAATACTTTGCCCTGCTTTCGCATTGGTTACTTTTTTGCCTGGTTTGCTACGGCCTATTGTGTAAAGCTGATCCTGTTCCTGGAAGGTTCGGAGTCCTTGAGTGATCCTGATTTTTGCGCGCCCGGTCAGTGCCTTGTCACACTGTTCAATGATTTTAGTTACTTCTGCACGTACTGAAGGATGTAATAGTGAAATTCTTTCTTTTGTTACTTTGTCCATGTATTTAAAAATTAAAGGTTAGCTGATCGCCGCCTTTATGCTCACTTTCCTGTAATTTTTTCAATTCTCTTTTTGCTGGAACTCCTAAATACGTCCCGTAAGTACGGATTGAAATATGATATTTTGGCTCTATAAACTTGTAGAAAATCTCTTTATACGTCAATCCCTGGCGGAACTTTTGCTCCTCAGTGAGCTCCTGAATTTCGATAATTTTCTTGTAGTAGTTTTTTTTATTAAAAGCCATACAGGTTTTGAGTATATTTGCGGTGCGAATACAAACAAAGCTCTTAACCTGTATGGTTAGGGGTTTTTTATTTTAATTGACTGAAGGCATCGGAAGTTTATTTTTATGATACCATTCTTTGGATCCTGGAATCTTTGCAGCCTTATTATATTTTGAGCGTAAACTTTTAAACTGCTTTATAAGTGAATCAAATTCATTAAGCTTGTAATTTTTAAGCGGCTTTTTCAGCGGGCTCAGTTTCATCATGAAATCATTGAACGGTTTCCAGTTATGCGGTTCATATAAACCAATATATTGAGCATCTTTTAATATTGTGGACCTCAATGCCTTGATTTTGTTTTCGTCCCGGATCCTAATATATTCTTCCTCCAGCGTTCTCTTTTTTTCCTTTGGGAAGAACATATAATAAATTTCTTCCAGCTCTTCAGGGCCAAGATCATTAATGTTCCCAGTTCTGCCTCCTGTTTTAGCCCAAATAGATGACTGAAGGGCGATGCTGCTGAACTTCTGGATCAGATGTTCTTTCATGATGGAATTTGTAATCATATTTTATGTTTTTGGTTGTTTAAACAGTGTTTAAACGGTGTTTATTTTAATTGTTTATGACAGTCCGGGCATTGATTCCAGAGAACTGTTTTTAAATCGAATTCGGAGCCGCAATGAGGGCAGATTCTCCATATTTCGTGATTATAAAATTTTAATATCATATCCTATCAACCATTTTCTTTAAAACATTTTTATATGTTTTCTTAAACTCTTCTTCAGAAATCTCGACACAATCGGAGATAAACTCTGTATTGCTGTGTTTTACAGGTACTACGTGTATAGTGTACATAAATAAACCGTACTTTGCTGCCATGTAAGTAAGGCTTATAATTTCTTTTGAGCCTACACAGTAAAGAAAAGACTCGTTTTTTTTATAGTATTTATACATAAAAGTATTTTTGTTCCCAGGAGCGGAATCGAACCGCTCCAAAAAACCGTTTGGGATTTACATATAGTCTACAAAAACTATCTTTTCAGCAATGAAAATTGCCTCATCAATGCTGTTAGGATGTATATAGACCCTTACACCGTCCATATTTTCATCCTGGAAATCTTCATCTTTGCACCACACAAATACTCCAGGTTCCGGAGAAAGTTCAAATACAAGATCGTTTCGTTCATTAAGTTTCTTCTTAAAATTCACAATGATATTTTCATCATTGTTTATAATGAATCCTTTCTTTTCTAACTCTTCGTGATCTAATTCAAAAGCCATAATTTTAATATTTAAAGTTGTTCCCAGGAGCGGAATCGAACCGCCCCAAAAAACCGTTTGGGATGTTTATTCTTCCGGAGAAATTGGGAAAAGATCTTCTATCTCGGTGCCGTCAGGAAAATCTACAGACGTAATAGAAAGCGGTATATGAACCTTTTTACCTTGAGCATTAGTAGTGTAAGCTTCAATGAAAAAGGCAGATCGTACGGGCTTATATGCATCCTGAATAATCTTAACAGCATCACTGAACTGATCATCATTAAATTCTTCAGCCAGCTGTCTAAGTTCCAGTACACGTGATGACTTGAGTTGACCTTTAGCATCTTTCTTGAGAAGTTTATTAACTGTACTAACCAGTTTTGCACTATTTTCATCTTTGGCCATACTCTCAATAACTTCCTTTATCTTATCAATTCCTGCATTTACTGTGTCGTCCCAGCCATCAACAACACGAAAGCCGTATGTTATACCATTACCCTGATCATCTGTGAAAGTATGCGTTTGTTGACCTTGTTTTACCTGATAGGCATCCTGTTTGAGATCAAGAAGGGTCTTTAATCCTTCAAAAATATCCAGCTTTAATATGGAAAGTTCTTCTGATACTGCTGCCAATGCTCCTACCAATGTAGGAACGGAACTATTTACAAGCTCTTTGTATGCTTTCCTGTCCTTTTCCTTTTGGTTTTCTTTTTCCTGAAGGGTATTTTTCAACTCTTCCGGTGATACCTGTTTCAGGATCTCTTTGATCTGGTCAGGTGATAATGAGTTTAAATCAATTGCTGTCATTATTTCGATTGTCTTTTTGTTAATTCCTGTCTAAGTTGTTTTAACCGCTCCTCGCGGTTGCAGAGGGTTTGATAATCTTTTGCAATGGTAATTTGCCACTGTACGATCTCAATCCGTGCTTCTATTTCTGCGATCTGTATTTTTGAAAGATCACACTGCATCACTGTACCTATTTACATACTGTTTGAAAGAATGATCCTTCAGTTCGTAAACTGCTCCGTCTTCTGTCTTAATAACCTGTGTGAAATATTCTGGAAGAAGAAGCCTGAATTCTGATATTACATCGGTATCCATTATTTTGGAGATAATACCTTTGGGATTTTGCCTGGTGGTATTCAAAGTAGCTGCGCAGTTATGTTTGAAAAAGCCGAACCCTGCAAGCTTTTTACTGTCTCTTTCACTTGCAATGATTTCCCACTGCTGGTTTTCCATTATTTTTGCTTTAGTCAGGTAACTGTAACTTTGTACGATGGCAATACATATATCCTGCTCTAATATTAGTCTTATGAGTAAACTCTTCATGATTAATTTTGAATTTTTATTTTTTCCCTGATTACTGTTCTTTTCAATCTTCGTAAATCGTCAATAACTTTTACATTCTGTACCTGATTGGCACTAACTGGCACCTCTTTATAGACTGGTTTTAATTCGTTGAAGATTCTCTGCTGAGTCTGAAGGTCAGTGATACCATTTGCTGAACATATTTTTTTTGTACAGTCAAGTGTTGCACCCATAAGATTTATATAAGCGCGGCCGAAGCGACTTTCTAACTCGTCAAAACCTAATTTTTTAAGCTTTACGCCCTTAGTGATTCTATGTTCCAGGTGTGGAGTTCCCGCAATGATCAGGCTCATTTCGTCCTCTGTCTCATTGTATAGATGGATAAACCAACGCAGTGCAGAATCTTTCAGTTTATCAGCTTCGTCAACGATCAAAAGAGGTTTTATTCCTGTTCTCTTTCTGAAAAATTCTACCACCCTCATCCCCAGTTTATCAACATGCATATAAGATTTACCTGTGTCAATCCCTAACATAGTGCACAGTTCGGTCAAAAATTCGCGTTTTGCCCATTCACGACAACGGATATAAAAAACACCTGTATCAACATTTCCCTGAGCATACGATTTTAACGGTGCGCTTTTTCCTATTCCGGCCTTATCTGTGATTATCATAAAGAGGTTGTACGCTTTAGCATCATTACAGATTTTTGTTACTTTTTTATAGTTAATTGTTTCCGCTATTTGCCATTCGGTGTCATTGTAGCCTAAAGCCTTGCCAACTTTCAGCCACATTTCATCCTTAATAAGTTCCCAGTTTTGATTTCTCATTTGTGAGATTGTTGCAGTGGAAACTTCGGCTTTTGTAGCTACCTGTCCGTAGCTACCAAGCCTTTCTTTTTCTGTATCTATTGCAATAACTATTGCAGATTTTTGTAAATTTGTCATATGTTAATAATTTTCAGACGTATTTCTTAGGATTATGTCTTCCAAAGTATCAGGAGATAAGCCGTCTCCTGAAGCTTTTTTAAGTGGAATGCTGCTATTTTCATCTGCATCCCAGTAACTATTTTCAAAGGCAGACGCCTTATTTTTATCAGTGTATCTACCCATAAGAAGCGAATCCTCACCAATCATATTCTCCAGTTCCTTTTCTTTCAGTTCATTAATGGCTGCTTCCCTCATTTCACCAATTCCTATTGGCCTCATGTTCTTGTCTGGTCCGTAGGTTTGCGCCTGTTCCATCAATTCAGCCTCACAGAGTGATTTCAATAGCTTCCCCTTCTTTTCCCATAGATAGCAAAGAGATAAATCGTTCAGGTCATACGTCATTATGACCTCTTTTCCGTGATAATTTGATATGATATCGTAGTATGCCGGACTGATTGCGTAATGGAACTCGACACCGACGATTTCTGTGCTGATCTGACCATTATGTTTAAGAGTGAATTTTTTTCTCAGTCCGAACAACATAGAAATTGTAGCTTCTGTCACAAATGTTACATTCGGCTTTTCACTAAAATGGTGAAGTTCAGCAGGTGAATGTTCTATTGTTTTGTGCGTTCGGGAATAAGTTGAAAGATTTGTATTTCGATAATTTTCCACATGTTGCACAACTTCTTCAATATTTTTTTGAAAGTCCCAGCCCTCTTTAGCTGCTTCCTTCTTAATTCGCTTTAGATAATCAGCTGATCTATGAGCATATTTATTTCTTGACTGGATCCCTTCACCATAGAAATACTTTGAGTCCATATAGAACACATCCTGAAGTGTTCTAAACCATCTTTCTATACGTGCCTTGCGGTTTGCGTGAGAACTTATTGTGAACTTCACACCCTGCACAGTAGCACGCTCGAAAAAATCTATCATTTCCGGTTTATTGTGACCAGGGAATCGGTCAGTTACCCACTCGTATGGAAGGTATCCTGCATTTTGCACCGCCATTTTCATGGCTTCCAGATATACCGAATGATTTTCCGAATATCCGAATGAATATCCCAGGATATCACCAGAATGTACATCACGAACCGCCACAATAACTGGATATACTTCGACCTTCTTTTTCTTTTCCTTACCAGTTTTTTTGTCAATGGTCACAACCTCCACATAATGTGCGATCATATTAACACGAGTTGCATCCATTTCCCAGCAATCACCGGCATATAATGCGTTCATTTTTGGGTTGTAACCCTGAAAAATTTGAGCTTTGCGGCTTCCGGATCCGTAACGCTTCGCGCCAGTCAAAAATTGCATTTTAGGCTGTTCAAAAATTGTTTGCCCATACCAGCGGCGTGAAGGCTCTTTTTTAAGCGTTAAACGGCACATTTGCGTAACCTTTCTGATAATATGCTCTTGGCTATATGTGTAATCATTGGCATACATCTGCATAACCCAGCTAAAAACTTCCGGATCATTGTAGACTTCAGCATTATTATTGCCGGTTCTTGGCAGCTGAATGATATCTACAATACTTTTATCAGTAGTTTCAAGGATGGTAATTTTTTCTTTTAGCTTCAGGTAATTATGAGGAATATACTGAAGGTCCATATCAGCCAGTATAGGGCTTAAATCTTTGTATAATTTGTTAGCCGTGCCGGGATATCCGTCCTTTTCATCAAGAATAAAATCAAGGACGGCACAAGCTTTTGATAGCGCAGCTCGTTGGATATCATTCACATCTCTATAAAACTCCAGATAGTTTCTTGAAACAAGCTTTAAATGCTTTTTAAAACGTTCTTCAAGTTGAGTGAATTCCATCGATCGGCAGGCCTCTTTAAATTTATCCTTCAGTGCCTCAGTATCACCGAATAAACTTCTGTAATTTTTAGGAGCCTTGTTTGGGATATTGTTAAGACAATAATAGTATTGACCCGACTGTTTACCCCAACGCCATGCCTTTCCTGAGTCCGGCATGAAGTCTTTTGCCTTTGCAAGATCACAAGCGCGCACGCCAGACTTATAAACTGATCTACTTTTCCAAAGATATGTTTCACTTACCTCACAAACCTCCATAAGCAAACGCTGTGAGATCCACAAGGATTCTGCACCGCCTGATTGTCTAATTATTATGTCTGTTGGTTGTAAGTTCATATTCTTATTAAATAAATGGAGACCTATGAAGCCATCTCCGTTGCTCTATGGAGCCATCCGATGGCGCCATGATCCGTCTCTCCGGATTGTCCTTACACCAGTCTATCCTGGCTGTCTATGTTCCCGCCGTGGTGTCGAATCCACGCTGAGCCGTGGCGGGAATTTCACTATATTTACAGTGCTAATAAAAAATATAGAATGAGTAATATTTCTTTTCTAAAACTTGCCGTTTTCAAAACGGACCTCTATAAGCCGGCCTCAAAAGGAAAATCACGTCAAAAATTGGTTGAGCAGTTGTGCGAGTTGTTTGGCTTTAAAATTTATTATAAAATGCCTTTCGCTACCTATCAAAATGATGAGATTTACGGGGAGGGCAAAGTTTTCGGAGAAACGTTTGCAGTTGGCTTAGCTTCTGAGGACGTTCATCGGCAGGATATTAATGTCGTGAAATTTTTCTGCGAACAGAACGATTTTGAATGGTCCGGCTTCTTACTACTGTTGTTTGAAGTTGATGGAGAATTTCCGGATCAATACTTAATTGAGCAAAGCTTAAAAAAAAGGAATCTTCTTTGACAGCTTGATCTTTTACGTTCATATCTTTTTAAATTTCATAATATCTTTTATCTGGTATATGTTGTTTTGCCGATCACGAATCGACCAAATAACACCCACTCGCAAGTCAATCTATTATCCGCAAAGACGGTAGAAATTTTAGATGGCCTAAGCACTAAAACTTTCTGTACTATTTTTTGAATTCTTTTCATTGTCTTTATTTTGAGTTAATTCTTTAATTTTATTTAGGATCTTTAGACCTTTCCCTCTTATGGGCTTTCGTTCACCTCTGGCTATTTGCCCGACGTACAAAGGGTCAGTGTCAAATTCAGCAGCTATTTCTTGGTACGGAGTTGTAAATTTTACGGTTTTCCGTAGTTGCTTTGCTAATGTTTCCATACTTTTGCATTATTAATATGAAGCAAATATATAACATGTTGCGAATATCTGCAACATTTAAACCGTAAAAATTGCAAAATTTTGCATTTAATATTTTAAAATGCTGAAAATCAAAGAAATAAGAGAATCTAAAAGCCTCACGCAAGACGACATGGTGCGTTTAACAGGCATTCCGAAGCGATCTTATGTAGATTACGAGAATGGTAAGAGTGATATCCAGCTGAGTAAATTGCAGAAAATTGCAACAGTGCTAAATGTTGCAATTGGTGAGATTTTAGGAGAAACGAAAAGTAAAAATTTTCTTACCGTTGATAATGGTAAGGAAAACGGTAAGGAAAACGGTGAAAAACCAAAAGTTGAAAAAGTCGTTCCATCTAACAATATGAGTAGTGAATCAAAAGCCGCATATAGTGAAGTTTTAAAAAAATTGAAATATACGGAAGGATTGGAGCTTTCAGATGATGGAGCACCATTCTATAGCTTACCAGTGAGTGCTGGCAAGGTCGCGGAATTAATTGAAATGCAGGAGGTCCCGACAGGATACATAAATCTTCCGGGAATCCACTGTGATGCATATTTTCCGATAACAGGCGCGTCGTTTGAGCCTTATATAAAAGCAGGGGATATCATAGGCATAAATTTCATAGATACATGGCAGAATTTGGATCCTGATTGTATATATCTAATCATTACATACGATCAAAGAATGATAAAAAGATTAATGCACCATCCCGAAGATAGCACTTTATTAATTTGTATTTCACCGAATTACAAAGAGTTTACAATTGATAAGTTTACTATACGATACATTCATAAAGTTACCTTTTACGGCCGACCAGTTTAATTTTGATTAACAAAAAATTTCTTTTTTTGGGTGGTAATTAATATGTTAGCGCTTAACACTTACCAAAAATGAATATATAATTAACATTAAATTGCTTTAAATTCAGCTGTTTTGGTCTGCGAGGCCTTTACTTTTGGTTTTACCGTTAAAGTTTTTTTGAAATTCATTTAGAAGTTTTAAAAAGTCATCAGGTAGATAACTTTCTAATTGCAGCCAATTTGTAAAGGCAAAACGATTATGTAATGCAGGAACTTCTTTTAAAAACACAAAAAAACCTATACTTTTAGATTCTTTTTTCATATAATAATCACTCCATTTACAATCTCTTTTTGTACGATAGTTATATGATAAAAAGGACTTTATTAGATAATTTGAAATTAGTTTTTCTTTGTAGATGCCATTATTCAGATGAATTAATTCAATTTTACCAAATTCCCCTTTGGTAAATGAATTTTCTACATCTGTAAATTGATAAGAGTAATATGTATCATTAAATGGTTTTTCATTTATAATGATATGCTCATAATGTGTGTCATTTTCTTTGTTTACATAGTATTTTACAACCCAATTTTTTAACGATTCAAAATCAGCATTTAGTTTTTGTTTCAAGTTTGGGCTATGTAAAGTATGAATACAGATTGAACCATCTCCCATGACGTGTTTGTATGGAATCAAATCTTTATTTACGAATTTTATTGCTTCTGAATTATGAAATAGAATTTTTACCCGCAGCAACTAAAAGGGTAGTATTGGAGAATAAAGATAGACAATTTCCTAGTTCTAATATTAATCCAAATCTTCCAGAAAAGATAAGATTAATATTAGATTCAAGGCAACTGCCACAACAGTTTACCACAAATGATATCAAACTTTTGCTTCCTCAAAATTTGCAAAAGGTAATTGCTAGGTCTAGAATAGCAGATACTATTACTAGAAAAGGTTTTGAAGATTTAGTCGAGGTCGGAAAGATTGGCAGAAGCAAGTTATATGAAATCAGAGGGAATGTATAA